CGCCGTTGTTAGTTCAATTAAAATATTGGATGAACCCGAAAAATCTAAGTCTGACAAAGGTGCTATTCCTGAGTTGCTTACCGATGCTCTTTCTGTTAGTTTTGATCCTCATGTTGGTCATGACTATCTTTTGGATTCTGATGATCGTTATGATTTTTATCACAAGATTGAAAAAAAGATTCCCTTTGATCTTGAGTACTTCAATAAAATAACTCAAGGTGGACTATCTTCCAAGACATTGAATATTGCTCTCGCAGGAACAGGTGTTGGTAAATCTTTGTTTATGTGTCATATTAGTGCAAGTGCATTATCTCAAGGTAATAATGTTTTGTATATTACATTAGAGATGGCAGAAGAACGTATCGCGGAACGTATTGATGCAAATTTAATGAACATTAGATTAGATGATTTGGTTAGTCTACCTAAAAAGATGTATGAGAAGAAAATAGAAGATCTCAAGAATACAGTTAAAGGTAGATTGATTATTAAAGAATATCCTACCGCCGCAGCAAACACAAATCACTTTAGAGCACTATTGAATGAATTAAATCTCAAGAGAAATTTCAAACCCGATATGATTCTAGTCGATTATATCAATATATGTTCTTCTTCAAGAATAAAACCAGGACAGTATACAAATTCTTACAGTTATGTGAAATCTATTGCCGAAGAACTTAGAGGATTGGCAGTAGAGTTTGATGTTCCAATTTTATCGGCCACTCAAACGAATAGACAAGGTTTTCAAAATACTGATGTCGGACTTGAAGATACTAGTGAAAGTTTTGGACTTCCTGCAACAGCAGACTTCATGTTTGCCATTATTAGTAATGAAAACTTGGAAGAAGCAGGTCAAATATTAATCAAACAGTTAAAAAATCGATATAGTGATCCTACCTCAAATAAGAAATTTTTAGTAGGAGTAGATAGAGCAAAGATGAGACTTTCCGATTTAGGAGAAGAATCTCAGTCTGGATTAGTTGATACTGGTAAAGAAGAAAAAGAAGATACTCCAGTATTTGATACATCTACTGGTGGTAGGATGAAAAGTAAAAAAGATTTTGGGGAGTTTAAGTTTGAGTGATGATAAAATAATAGATTTAGATGAATACAGAAAAGAAAAACATAAGGTAGATGTAAAATCGATTCCCCACCTGAAGGCATTCGTACCAGATCAATACTACATTTACCCTGATATGGGTATAATGATCCACGTATTGTTTATTACAGATCAAAGTATACATTTTGGAGAAGCAGTTTATGTAATGGAAGACCAATATGGGAATTTCTTTGCGGATATAGTCGAAGAAGAGACTTGTGAGGGTTGGCATTTACTACATAAAGATGTTTTTCTAAAAGCTGTCGAAGATAATAGACCTCCTGAGCCTCCAAATCCACAAGTGGGGTGACTTGTTATTATAAATATATCAGTAAAGTCTATTCTTTTTAGGAGAGAAATTAATGAAAACATTAGTCAGTTATATCAAAGAAGATGAGGCGCCGAAGAATACAGAAATCTATCGGGCATTGCAGGCGACTGGCAAAGTGGGTCCTAACACAGGAAAAGGGGTTCGTGTCCAAAATACAAATAAGTTATCGGATGCTGATTTTGTTAAATTGATTAAAGATACATTTGAAGGTGTGGAAGATGTAGTGAAACATGATCCCGAAACAGGTCCAAACGCAAGCAGAATGTGGCCTATGTTTGTGTTTAGTTGGAGAGGTAGAGCAGATTGTAACGTACACCTAACTGGAGAAATTAAAGGAAGAAGTAGCAAACAAACTAATGAGCAAGAAGTTTCGTGGTTACTAGTTTTATCAGCAATGTATTGGAATAAGGACAAAATAATGGCTAGTGAATCTCCAATTGAACAAGCAATTTTGAATGAAATGTTAGATCAATCTGTATATGAAAGAGTATATGACGCTAAAGGTAATGCATTAAATGCCGCGGGTGCAAAAGGATTAGCCCAATGGCTGAACCAGAATAAAGATTGGCTTGATGGTCACTTAAAACAATGTAAAGCATTTACAACTACTGTTGGAAATCCTCCAGCAAGATTTGTAAAAGATAGATCAAAAATACCTATTGTTTTGCATGCAGCATCAGTATTTCATACCTCTGTACCAGACCAAAAATTTGATAAAGATAAATGGAATCCTGCTGATGTATGGTTAGAATATGAAGATTTCTCGCCTACAGATTTTAATACTTTAGATGATATGAACAGATATTTAAAAAATTCAATAAGTGCTAGTAATGGTATTATAGGCGTATCTTTAAAAAAGGGAACAAGTGCACCAAAAGCAATTAACATGGCAGGACATATACCAGATTATGATGTTACAGGTCTTACATTAGAATATGGCGAACTCTTAGCTCAAAATGTGGACACAGAATACGCTGGTAATGAATTGACAGGATATTCCGTAATGTATAGGTTATTTTCAGCAAGCACGAAGGAAACAATAAGGGGTGAAGCAGATAAAAAAGGATCATTAGCAATGCATGGTAAAGTATTTTTGGAATACTTGGATTTTCTTTCGGGACAAAAGAAAGTAGACGCTGTAGAATCTGTTAAAGGAATACATGTTAAAAAGTTAAAGAAACCAATAGTTGATAAAGAAGGAAATAGTATAGCATATGAATTTACCAAAGACGGAGCAAAAGCATTTTCCTCAATAAAAAAGGCGTGGAGAGTATTGCAGAGTTCAGATATATTTACATATAATTCTAGAGGACAAAAAGATCAAATGGATTATATTAGACTTTTTAATGGTACTACTAAAGTAAAAGAATCAAAACAAGCATTTTTACAGTATATCACAGAAGTTGGAGAAGCCAAAAGGATAAGTGAAGTATCGATGCAAACAAGGTTATCTGCAAGATTTCAAACTATTGCATTAGGAGCAATTTTTGCGAACTTAAAGAAAGTCAATAAAGATCAATTTTTTGATATTGTATTAGGTATGTTATTGTACGGGAAATCTGAATCCCAATGGTCTGCTCCACATTTGAAGGTAGAATAATGTTTGCATTTAGTTCATTCTTAACTGAACAGAAGAATCTCCACATGGAACATCTTGAAGATGAGGTGTTAAATGGTGGAGTAGCTGGAGCAAGAGGTGCAATAAACTTCCTTCAAGGATTGAGGGATATGTTAGCAGGAAGTTCAGCTTCTTCTGTTAATGTTACTGTCAAGTGGGATGGAGCACCCGCAGTGTTTGCGGGAATTAATCCTGAGAATGATCAATTCTTTGTAGGAACAAAAGGTGTATTCGCTAAGAATGCAAAGATAAATTATACTGATACAGATATAGATAATAATCATAGTGGTGGACTAGCATCAAAACTAAAAGTAGCATTGAAAGAGTTATCCAAAGTAAACATAAGTGGTGTTTTACAGGGTGACATGATGTATACTTCAGATGATTTACAAAGAGAAACGATTGATGGTGAACCTTATATTACATTTCAACCAAATACTATCGTTTATGCAATACCAGTGAAATCGAAGTTGGCGGCAAAAATCTTGTCCTCTAATATGGGAATCGTCTGGCACACTACTTATAGTGGCAGTACGATGGAGGACATGACCGCCTCCTTTGGTGTTAGTTCAGGGGCGTTTAGTGAAAGTAGTTCAGTATGGCAAGCAGATGCATCATTCAAAGATCACTCTGGAAGTGCCACTATGACAAGTACAGAAACAGATAATGTTACTAAAATATTGAGTCAAGCTGGTAAAGTGTTTAGACAAATAGACTCTAATACTCTAGCAATGGTTGCAGGAGATCCTACACCAAAAGAATTGATAAAGACATATAATAATAAAATGGTGAGAGAAGGACAAAAGATATCAAATCCGAAAAGACATACAGCAGGAGTGATCAAATTTGTATATGATAAGTTGAAAGCAGATGTAGATAAGGTAAAGAGAGAGAACACGAAGAAAGAAAAACAACGTAAGATGGATTTATATGTTGACTTTTTCAGAGATCATTCTTCAGATTTAGTCAAGATATTTGCATTACAAAATTTACTTATTGATGCAAAATTATTAATTCTTAGAAAGTTAGAACAAGTTAAATCTATCAAAACATTGATGAAGACTTCTACAGGATTTAAAGTGACCGCTCCAGAAGGATTCGTTGCTATAGACAGCCTCAAAGGTGGTGCAGTCAAGTTGGTTGATCGAATGGAATTTTCAATGCAAAACTTCAACGCAGCAAAGAATTGGGATAAATGAAAACATTTTCAAAGTATCTAGAAGAAGCATCTAAGTATATTGTTTCCAAAAACCCAAACGACAAGAAGTGGTATGTAATGGGTCATGTAGGGAAAAACAAATGGATGCCAGTTTCTAATGGATTTAAAAACAAACCCCAAGCACAGAAGTGGGCAAAGAGTCAAGATAAAGTGGACTCCGCCGCTAGTGGAGAAATAAGTGGCGTATGAAAAAAATTATATTACCAATAGTAGACCACGGTGTTGATATTCTTGGTGATGAATGGGAAGATGAAGAAGATGATCCTGAGATGGAAAAACGTTTTGATCCAGATCATCCATACTGTACAAATTGGCCAGTAAATAAGAAAAAGGGAGAAAATGAAAAGGTTTAAAGAAGCAAATGCAGATTTATATGAATCCTCTAAAGATGAGAAACTTGCTCATGATTTAGCTCTTATTACTGAAAGGGGAGAAGAAATTTGTGCCGTACCTTTAGATGATTTAAAGTCTAAAGTTATGAGAGACAGACACAAAAAAATGTGTAAAGGATCAGATCATTGGAGTCAAACAACTAAAAAAGGTCCTAAAGATTCAGCAATGCAACGAGCCGCAAAACGTGCTGGTATGTCTACAAAGAAAAGAAAAGGTTTATATAACAGTCTCGATGAAGCTGATATGCAAAATTTAATTGTCCACATACAAGATATTACAAAAGATATGATCAAAGCTATTAAGAGAAATGATCAAAGAACTTTAGATGGACTCTATAAAAATTTAGGAAAGGTCATCAAATGAAAACTTTTAAGCAACATAATGAAGGACTTTTTGGAAAGAAAAAATCCAAAGAAGATATAGAATTAGAAAAAATGAGAAAGGACATAGCAAGTATGTCTCAAAAAGCCGGAGGAAGAGGTGGATGGACTGAAGGTGATCAAGAAAAATATAATAAGCTTTGGATAGACTATAGGAAGAAAGCTGGTAACGCTCCAAAAGGAATGAAACCAAGTGTATTCATGGCGCCTGGAATGTCTGTCTATAAACATGCAGACTTAGTAAAAGCATTACACAAAAAATTAGGAATTAAGTGAGCACAGCCGTATTTGCTTTTGGGAGATTTAATCCTCCTACTATCGGACATGAAAAGTTGATAAACGCAGTAATTGCTACTAGTCAACGTGAGGGGGGAACTGCCTTCATTTATGGAAGTCATACACAAGATAATAGGAAAAATCCTCTTTCACATTCAGAAAAAATGGGATATTTACAAAAAATGTTCCCACGAATAAAAAAGTCGATAGAAAGTAGTGCAAAAGAAAGAAATGTACTAGAAATTGCGAAGAAATTAAATGTAAAATATGATAGATTAATATTAGTGGTAGGTAGTGATAGGGTCGATGACTTTACCTCTTTACTAAATAGTTACAATGGGATAAAGTCTAAACATGGATTTTATAAATTTGATGAAATAAAAGTATATAGTGCCGGAGAAAGAGACCCAGATGCAGATGGTGCTTCTGGAATGTCAGCATCCAAGATGAGATCAGCCGCAACTAAGGGTGATTTTGAGTCGTTTATATCAGGCGCATCAAGTGAATTAACCATAAAAGATAAGAGAAAATTAATGAATGATGTACGAAAAGGACTAAAATTAGATTCAATACGTGAAGCAATGAAACGCCGAAGAGGTTTAGATAAGCCTGTTGTAGTTAAGCCGGGAGGAGAAATTGTAGGAAAAGAATTGTCATGGCAGGGTTATGATACAGTAAATTTATCTACTTGTACTGAAGCGTTTGTATTATTTGATGAAGTTGTTAATAGTGTAGGTGATGGTACTTTTACTACATCAGAAAAAGGATATCTTAAAGAAGCACTAATGTTAACAGACAAATGTCTATGTATCGCACAAGTACCAGAAGATGAGATAACAGAAGAAGATGAACAGAATTACATAGAAAGTTCAGATAAAGCAATAAAACTTTTGGAGACTGTTGTAAAAAGAACAGGCATACCATTTGAATATTCTTTTTTGAATGATCTTCAAGTAAAAGTTGCAACAAAAATACAACCAAGAAAAACATTTACACAATTTTCAGGAGAAATGTATGGCATCCGATAGCCTATTAGATGTGATCGCCGGACTCGTTAAGAGAGATAGCGAGACAAAAAAAGAAGAAAAGAAACTTGCTAGAGAAAAGGCAAAAGAAGAAAAATTGAAGGCTGAAGCAGAAGCTGAAGAAGAAGAGCCGGAAGAAGATGAGGATGAAGATCCAGTAGGTGATCCAAAGCCGTACGGAGAAGAAGATGAAGATGAAGCAGAAGGTGAACCTGAGGGTGAAGAAGAACCAGAAGGCGAAGAAGAAGATGATATGGATAATAAACCAGGCGGTCCTGATCCTGCATTAGTTCAACAAGTCGCTAATATTGTGGTAGCACAATTATCAGACATGATGAAAAAACAACAAGACGCCGAAAAAGCAAAAAAATATGATGATGGAGAAGTTAAACTTTCTGGTAAAAAAGAGAAAGTCAATACTAAACCAAAATTGGAGCAATTCAGAAAGGGTAAAATGAATTTTCAAGAAGCAATTCGTATGTCTACTACTGGTACTCACCTAGTAGAAGGATATGAACAGACTGTACTTGATATCTTAGAAGATGAAGAAATAGACGGCCCAATGGGATATGAACCATTTTTTGAAAAAGGAAAATTATATGTAGAAAAAGGTTCTGAAAAGAAAGCCGCAAAAGTACTAAAACAGTCTAGAGATATTAATAAAGTTCCTAAAATTATAGGTGAAACCACAGAATTTACAGAGTTCGAAAGTCTAGAAGAGTTAGAACGAGTTCATAAAGTATTAGCAACAACTGAAGCAGTTGATGTTGATGGTCGAAAAAGGGGTTTCAAAGAAGCACTTAGGCGATTAACCTATGAAAAGATGCAACAATTGAAAAAAGAAGGCGCAGCTGAGTTTATGGCCGCCGCTTCCGCCGCTAAAAGAGAAGGTAAAAAGAAGTTCAAGTTTGGTGGAAAAGAATATCCAGTTACAATTAAAGTAGATATTCCACTTAAAGGAAAATAGAACTATGAAATCATTTATCGAACATACAAATGAAATAGATGAAGAAGTTCTAGATAATAAACCAAAGGAGGCGGTTGATGAGGCCGCCAGTATGGGTGATCTCTTATTTGGATTGGGTGCTGCCGGTGGACTCTTGGCTTTAAAAAAAGGTTGGGATGCGTTTGGTAAGGGATCTAAGTTAGCAAGAGGTCTTGCCTTCACACAAAAACAAAAAGCAAAAGTAGCGAAAGATGCAGAAGAAAAAAGAAAAGGTAAAGTTGACGATGCATCAGCAATTTTAAATGATCCAAAAGCAAAACAGAAAGACAAGGATAAAGCTCAAAAAACTTTAGACAAACACCAAACATCTGCTGAAAAAGACAAAGCTATAGTTGATAAAGATAAAGAAGACCAACTTCAAAAAACCGCTAAATCAGACGCAAAGGCAATAACGGGCAAACAGGCACAGGATAAGTTTGATCAATCTAGACAAAAATATGGAGATGATGCACAACCGCCTAAAGGATATTCATTAGATCCTGATGATAAGAGTGGAAAAACAGTTATTCCAACTGCCGATGCAAAAAAGAAAAAAGCAGAGAAACAAC